GGTATTAAGTTGGGGGAATACGAAACGTCGCAAGCTAAAGCCGCCGGAGAATCGCAAGACCGGACGATGAAACAGCGCCAAGCGATGTTTGGCATTCTCAGCGTGGCGCGGAATCCGCAGACTTACCAGACCGCCCGTCAGATTGCGGAAGGCATGGGTCTGGATCTGACCGGGATCCCCGAAGAATACCCTGGCGAAGAAGCGATTAACACGATCGAGGATTCGCTGCTGACTCCTGCCGAGCGCGCGGAGCGCGCGGCCAAACAGGAAACTTCCGCTATTCAGCGCGAGCAGCTTGACATTTCTGCCGGAAACCTTGCCGTGTCGCAGCGTGGGCAATCGTTGCAGGAACGCAAATTTAACGAAGAAATACGGCAGTTTGGCATCAAGAACCAACAGGAACTTGACAAGCTGAAACGTGAGTCGCCGGAAACGCTTGCCAAGGTCGAGCAGATGAAGGCTGCCGGCAAGTACGAAGGCGAACGGCTCGCCAAGGCTCGCTTGGATCTGCCGGACGCAATCGCGAAAGCTAACGAAGCTGTTCGGTTAATTGACGAAATGATTGGCCAGCGCGACAAAGACGGGAAGTTAATCAAAGGCGCTGCGCCGCACCCTGGGTTTCAAGGCGCAGTTGGTTTCGGTTTGGGGCAGCGATTTATTCCCGGTACCGACGCGGCGGGGTTTCAATCTCGCTACGATCAGGTCACCGGTAGCGCGTTCTTGCAAGCCTACGAAACGCTCAAGGGCACGGGTCAGATCACGGAAATTGAAGGCGCCAAAGCAACTTCGGCCATCACACGCATGCAGCTTGCTACTAGCGAAAAAGAGTTTATTAGCGCCGCGCGTGAATTTCGGTCTGTTATTCAAGAAGCCTCAAACCGCCGTGCCGCAGCAGCAAGCGGAACAACGCCTGCACCGGCTGGCGCTTCGCGGCAGACGGCCAGCGGTACGTCGTACACGGTAGAGGACTGAACCCGTGCCGGTGTACACCATTGAAGGCAAGCGCGTTCGCACGGAGAAGCCGCTGTCGGATGATGAGATCGACGAGATCGCGTCTACGCTGCGGCCTGCACAGGTTTCAACCCCCGCCCCCGCCCCACCGCCCAAGCTCACGCTGCCTGGAGATCGGGCTACGGGCTTTCGTGAGATAGTAGCCGAAGCCGGAACACCGGAAGAACGGCTGGCAATGGCAAAACAGATCCCGCAGTACACCGCTGCGCTTGCCGCGCCAGGGTTGGTGGGTGTGGGGCTTCGCGCGTTGCCCGTTGCTCGTACCGTGTTAGGCCCGTTGGCCACCGCTGTTGAGTCGGGCGGTTTCAAGTCTGGGGTAGCTCCCGGCGCATCTAAGATTGCGGACCTTGTAAGGCGCGGTGTAGGGGCCGGTATTGCGGGCAGTGCCGCAACGCTGCCGTTTGGCGGTGAGGGCGCCGGTATGGCCGCCGGTATTGGCACCGGTTTGGCGCTGATCGCGCCGTCATTGGCGGGCAGAGCTGCGCGTTTTGGGGGCGCTGTTGTGGACGCTGTCAAAGGGAATCTCGGTGTGAATCGCGCAGGCACCCTCCTGCGGAACACCATGACCCCTGAGCAGGTCAATTCGCTGCGGCAAGCGATGACAGCCGCGCCCGAAGGCACACTGCCGAGTCGGGTAGTTGCCCAGATGGGTACGGACTTCGCGCAAGATTCCCGTCAGTTGGACATCCTTCAGTCTATACTGAAAGCCGCAGAATCCAAAGCGCCTGACGACACGATAAACGCCCTTCGCAATCTGGAAGGTCAAGAGCTGTCAAACGCCTTGGCAGATATTGCGGGTGGCGGAACGGCAACCACTGCAAGAGCGACGCGCGAGGGAGCAAAGGACGCGCTGACCCTTGGCACCGCGCCGCTGCGTGAAGAAGCGTTTGCTGCTGCCGGGCAAACGAACAAGATCGTACCCAAGCTTGAAACCATCGCAGCTAACGCGCGCGATGAAGTCGCCGCCAACGTCGGCGTTGTCCGCAAAGCAGAACGTCAGATTGCTTCTGCGGAAGAATGGGCGCGTAGTTGGGGCGTGGGTGGCGCTCGTCAGCCGGGGGCGCCTATTCCGCCAGTAGCGCGGACGTATCCTGGCGAATTGGCAGCGCGCGCCGGTCAAGTTGGCGAAACCGCCGCCGAGGCGTCGCTGCGTGCGGGCGGCACCGCGCGGGCTGCGGAGAACACGTTGCAGAGCGTGCGCGACCGAGGGCTGGAGCCTATCAAGACCAGCAACTTGACTTCGGCCTTGGAAGCCAAGCTAAAGAACCCGGAAATTGGCACCAACCGCGAAGCGTCGCAGTCAATCACTCGCGTCAGCCAGATGCTCCAGGATTGGACAAACGCCAACGGCACCATCACGCCAGAAGCCTTGTACGCCATCCGCAAGAACGGCGTGGCGGGCGTCATCCGCGAGCTTAACCCCGGCATGGACGCCAAGTCGCAGGATAAATTCGCTGCGCGTGTGCTGGCGGAAATCAAGCCCCTGATGGACGATGCGATTGTTAAAGCGGGCGGCAAGACCTGGACTCAGTACCTGAACAATTTTGAGCAGGGCATGACTCAGATCCGGGGCATGGAACTGGCGGATCAGATTCGCAAATGGTACGACGGCGGGCGCGGGTCTGCGGCAGACAAGCAGAAGATCGTTGACCTCATACGCGGCGAATCGCCGGATGTGGTTGAGGATTTCTTTGGCTCTGGCAAGTACAAAATCAGCGAAATGATGGCCAAAGACCTGCCGTTCCTGACCAAGCTGGCCGACACCGTGGGCCTGGATCTTAAAGCGATCCAGCAGGCATCAAAAGGAAAAGCCGCTGCGGTTGAGTTGGCAAAGCGTCAGCCAAAGTTTCCGAGACTCAAGTTTTTTACCCGCGCGTCCACGGCAGTCAACGAGGTTGCGGCGGCGCTGGAAGAAAGAGTCAGCGAAAAAACTATGGATACGCTGATCAAGTCCGCGCAGTCTGGAAAGGACTTTAACGCCGTTATCGCAGCCTTGCCCACGGTCGAGAAGAATGCGTTCTTGTCGGTGCTTAACGACCGCACCAAGTGGAATAGCTTTGCTACCGGCGTAGCTACCGCTGCGGCAGCTACATCGCCCATCGAATCGTCCAACGCTATGGGCGAAGAAAACCGCAACAACTTGAGGCAATGATGGATTCACAAGACATGTTCAACATCGTCGTCTCATTCGCCGGGTTTATGGGTGGCTGGGTGCTGAACAACATCTACAAGACGATGGAGCGGCTGGACAAAGATGTGCGTCAGATGCCGCTGATGTACGTCACGCAAAGCACATACCGTGCGGATATCGACGAGATCAAGGGTATGCTCACCCGGATTCACGACAAGCTGGATCACAAGGTGGACAAATGAGCCTGCGAAAGAAACAGTCCCGGTTCGCCCGCATGGCGGGTCAACTGATCGCCCAGGCGTACAAGATGGGCTACGAGGTCACCCTCGGCGACGCCTACCGCGACCCCCGCGTGCATGGCAACATGGGCGTCCGCAAGTCCTACAGCCACCCGTCCAGCGCCCACAAGCTGCGCCTCGCCATCGACCTTAACCTGTTCAAGGACGGGCAGTTCCTTGAGCAGTCCTCCGACCACCAGCCGCTGGGCGAGTGGTGGGAGAAGCAGGCGCCCGACGCCCGCTGGGGCGGACGTTTCAACGACGGCAACCACTATTCGCTGGAACATGAAGGTGTGAAATGAGCCTGAAAAGCATGGCGGTCAGCCGCCTCAATTACGATTGGATCGGCCTTGCCACCGCCCTGCTGGGGTTCCTGATGGCCGCAGACCTGAGCTTCATCCCGGCACGCTGGACCGGCGCGCTGCTGCTGTTCCTTGGCATGGCGAACGTCACGCTCGCCTGGTATCGCGCTCAGGTCGGCGTGGGCGGGCAGCGGTCCCTGTGATCGAAGCGCGCCTGCTGGCCTACGCGCTGATCGCGGGCGTAGGTCTGCTGGTCGTCACCACCGTCATGCACTGGCGCTCGCAAGCCCAGCGCCTGCCGGAAGTTGAGATGCGGCTGGCGGCGACGCTGGCCGCTCAGGAAACCGCGCGGCGTATCAGGACCGAGGTCACACAGAACTATGCCCAAGAAATGGATCGTCTGCGTAACAAGCCTCCTCGCGTTATCCGGGTGTGCGACGCCCCAGGCGTGCCTGCAACCGGAGCCGCCCCCGGCGGAACTGATGATTCCCGCGCCGAAGGAGGGGAGCTTCAGGGAGAGACTGGACGCGATATCGGACCCGCCCTCTACGTCGAGGCCGACCGAGCCGATGCGCTAGCCGCGCAGCTTCGCGCGCTTCAGTCGTGGGTCTCCAGTTCGATCAGCACATCCAAGTAATGGCGGGCCTTCAGTAGGTCGTTCAGCCCGCCCTTGCTACGCCAGCGCGTGACGTACTTGATGACGCACCCCTCGACGTAGCCGATGCCGTTGGTGTGGATGTACTCGACGGGCTGAATGGTCAGGTTCTTGTAATGCTCGCCGCCCACCTGTTCATCCAGCGCGCTCACGCCACCGCGTCCTTGATCAGTTCGCGGCGCTCGCGGGCGTCACGCATGGCGCAAAACCGCTGGTGCAGCCGGATCAGGAACGTCATGCGCTTGGCGCCATTCTTCTCTGCGAACAGCAGATCCTGGATCTGCTCTTCGTCCATGCTCGGCAGCATCGCCAGTAGTTCTCGGTAGTTCATTTCAAAGCCTCCACGGCCAGTTCACTTACTGATTTCTTCGCGGCCAGCGCCGCCCATATCTGCTCGTCAATCGTGCCCTTCGTTTGAAGGACGTACACCCAGACGTCGTGCTTCTGCCCGGATCGGTGCAGTCGGCCCACCGTCTGCTCAAACAACTCCGGCGACCACGGCGTCGAGAGGAACACCATGTGGTGGCCTCCAAACTGCAAATTCAGCCCGTGCCCCGCTGACTTCGGATGGATCAGCAGCAACGGCACAGTGCCTGCGTTCCACCGGGCCTCCGCGTTCGGCGCATCCATCGTCAGTGCGTGCGGATACCGTCTCTTTAACTCGTCCAATTCTGCCTGATAATTGTACACGATGATCGTGTTGGCGCGCTGGTTTTCCGCCAGCGTGTCCTCCAGCAGTTCAAACTTGTGGCTGGAGAACCACACGGTCTTGGTGTTGACGATCCATTTGCCTGGTTTGGCGCTTGGCGTTTTGATGGTGTCGTAGATGAACCCGGTGGACATCTGCGAGAGCTTGCCGACCACGCTAGCCGCCGTCAGCGCGGTGACGCCGAGCGCCGCCATCTGCTTCTTCATCGTCAGGTACTCGGTCATGTCCATCTCGCAGGCCAGCGGCACCGTGTGCAGCACCCGCTCGCTGCTCTTGCCCTCCAGCAGGAACGTGGCGGGCTTGATGCGCTGCATGACCTGCTCGACGGCACCGGGGCGCGCGGCCCACTCCCCGAAGTCCGGGTTGATGAGGTAGAAGTACTGTTGCAGGAACGCGCCCTTGGCACGGCCTAGCAGGGTCTGATCGACGATCTTGCACTGCCCGAAGACATCCTCCAGGCCGTTGCTGGTGAACGAGCCGGTCAGGCCGATGCGGATCTTGATGTGTTCGATGGCCTTGAACAGCGCCTTGAACCGGGTGCCAGACGGGTTCTTGAGCTTGGTCAACTCGTCGAACACGATGGCGTCGAACGGCAACTTGTGCTTGCACAACCACTCGATGTTCTCGTAGTTGATGACCGTGAGGTGCGCCCCTGCGTTGAGCGCCTTCAGACGGGCTATTGGCGTGCCGGACGCCACCGACACCGTGAGGTCGGGTGCCCATGTGCGCGCCTCCACGGGCCACACCTGAAGGCAGACGCGCTTGGGCGCCAGCACCAAAACCTGTCGCACCACCTGGTTGCGGATCATGTCCGACAGCGCCCGCAGCGTCAGCGCGGTCTTGCCGGAACCCACGGGCGCCAGGATCAGACTGCGGTCGTGTTCGTAGATCCAGTCGGCACCTCGCTCTTGGACCGGCCTTAACTCCACTGGGACGCCATCGCAGCCGCGATGCCTCCGTAGGTTTCGCTTCGGATCTTCCAGCGGTCAGGGCTAGGGGGCAGTCGATTCTGTCCGCTATCGGTCTGGTTGGCCCACCGTTTCTTGCCGTCCACAATCCGTGGAGGGATGGTCTTCGTAGACCGCAGCAGGGGCAGGTTCTTCAGCCACAGGCACGTTTTCTTGCTAGCGTCATGCCCAAACTGCCACGGTTGAATGATCTGATCCGGCTTACGGATCAACCTAGAGATCACGCTTATCGGATTCTCCAGCGCGATGCGCTCGATAGGCGCGTTGAGCAGCATCCGCACAAAGTCGAGCGCGTCAGCGGTCAACTGCGGGTCGCGCAGCCCCCGCGTAGTCCAGTGCATACCGCTCACCGACAGGTAGGTGCAGGGCGGGTGAGCGATCATCAAGTCCCAGTCGTCACTCAGAACGTCCCGTATGTCCCCCTGATAATGCGGCCCTGGCGCGTCGGTCGGGAGCAGATCGCAGGACATGGCGTCATGCCCCGCCGCCGCAAAGGCGTCTCTTACGGTCCCGCTGTATTCACAGGCAACAAGCACTTTAGCCATTGGTCAACGTCCTCTTTACTGTACAAGCAAGCGTAATTCTGTTGCAGCGCCTTCATGTCCGCCGCAAAAGCCACCTGCTGCGCGGACAACCGGCCACCGGGCCGTTTCAGTTCAACGAACCAGGTGCTACCGTCTGGTAGGCACACGATCCGATCCGCGACGCCCCGGTGCGCGGGGGCGGTGAACTTCCACGTTTTGCCGCCCATCCGGGCCACCGCCCACATCAGATGCTGTTCGATCTCACGTTCAAGCATATTATCATCCGAAAGTTGTTGACACAAGGATTCTGTGCCGGTATCGTACTCGCACACACACACAGTAAAGGAGACGACCATGCAGATCATCCTCACCGAAGCCGAGATTGAGCGCATCCTGCTCAACTACCTCAACGGGGTGTACAACGCCTCGTTTGACCACATCCAGTGGGAACTGGGCGTCACGTTCGTGCGCTCCGCGAAGTTCTCTCAGGTGGACCATGCTGCACAGTAAGGTCGTTGGCGGATCAACCGCCAAGCGCGTGATGAAGTGCCCCGCGTCAGTGGCGCTCGCCGCTGCCGCTCCGCCCCTGCCCACCAGCGACTACGCCCGCGAGGGCACGCTGCTGCACGAGATCATGGCGCAGGTGTACGGCGCGAACAAAGCGCCTGAGGCGCTGCTTGGCGTCAAGCTCGACGGCGTGGAGTTCACGCAGGAGTTGCTCAATGAGAAGATCCACCCTGCCGTCGCGCTGTTCGACACCATTCAAGGCGAGATGGACATTCTGGTTGAGCGCCGTGTGGATTTCGGCGACGCTTTGCCTGGTGTCTTTGGGTCTTGCGACATACTCGGTCGCGTTGACAATCGGCTATTTGTCGTCGATTGGAAGTTCGGCAGCGGCGTGGCCGTGACCGCCGAGGACAACCCGCAGTTGCTGTTTTACGCTGCTGCCGCGATCCGCAGTCTGCCGAAGTTCGTCGCGGGCGTCACCGAAGTGGAACTGGTCATCATCCAGCCGCCGAAGATGACGCGCTGGATCACGACGATTGACCGCGTGCGATTCTTTGAGCGAGAGTTGCAGTTCGCCGTTAAGTTGTCGCAGCGTGAAGCGCCGCCGATGGCAGCGGGCGATTGGTGCGGTTGGTGCCCGGCGAAGGCGTCTTGCCCCGCGCACACCGCCGTGGCCGAGCGGGCGATGCGGACGTCGCTTGACAAGGTGGACGTTGACACGTTGTCCGAGTGGCTCACCAAGGCCGACATGCTGGATGACTGGATCAAGGCGCTGCGAGCGCAGGCGTTCCAAGTGGCCGAGCATCGCCAGATCCCCGGCTGGAAGCTGGTGCCGAAGCGCGGCACGCGACGCTGGGTGAACGAGGACGTCGTGGCGGACACGCTGTCTCGCGTCATGGCGTACGGCGAACTGTTTGAGACGTCGCTCTTGTCGCCCGCGCAGATGGAGAAGAAGCTCAAGAAGATTGGTCAAGTTTTGCCCGCTGATCTCGCAGTCAGCGTGTCGTCGGGCACTACGCTGGTTCCTGATTCCGACCCCAGGGAGCCGGCGCTGTTGATCGGGTCGTCATTGGTAAAGGCATTGGGTAAATTATGAGCAACATCGTAAAGTTCAGTCAGGCGGGTCTGCCCGCCGTGTCGTCGCTCTCGACGGCGCTTCGCACGCTGGAGCGGGACATCCCTGCGGCGGGTTCGGCCATCATCAAGATGGACAAGACCGGTCATTGGGTGTTCGGCGCGCAGCAGACGGAGGTGGAGGACTCGTCCAAGTGGGCGGTGAATCCGTTTTCGTTCACCCACGGCTACATCGCGTGGGGTGACGGTGAGGTGCTGGCCGAGCATGTTCTGCCGGTCACCGAGCCGCTGCCGCAGCTTGACGCGGCGCCTGCGGGCGCTAAGAAGGGTTGGGAGATGCAGGTCGGCTTCAGCATGAAGTGCCTGACCGGCGAGGATGCAGGGCTTGAAGTTCGCTTCAACTCGACGTCTGTCGGCGGCAAGCGCAGCGTGCAGGGGCTGGGTCTGGCGATTGCCACGCAGGTGGACGTCGATCAGGCCAAGCCTGTGGCCATCGTGCGCCTCGGCAAGGATCACTACCAGCACAAGAGCTACGGGCGGATCTTCACGCCCGTGTTTGAGGTGCTGGAGTGGATGAGCCTGGACGGTCCGTCCGAGCCGGTTGAGGCTGCGGAGCCGACCCCGACGCGGCGTCGCCGGGTCTGACCCAGAGGGCGGGGCGCCTGCGGCCCCGCTTTTTTACATGGAAGAATCACACCGTGAGATCCGCGCTCGCATGCGCGACTTGGTACGAATAATTGACGAGTTAGAGAAAGAGAACGACCGCCTGGAACAGCAAGTCGAAATACTTCAAGCCAACATCCGCAACGGCATACCGGTTATGAAAGGTCTGATTGTCGATGCGCTGATGGCCCGCAAGCACTCAGTCGAATCTATCTCGGAGTTCACTGGCATCCGCAAGCACACGGTTAGACGCCGACTCTTTGAGTTATGGAAGCTGGGCGTGATCCGACGACGCGGGCCGTATCATATCGGTAAAGCTAACGCGATGTTTTTCTACGGGAGGAAACTACGATGAACAAAATGACAGAAATGTGGGCCGCACTGGAAGCGCATGAGCCTGAGCCGAGCTACGCCGAGGCGTCGGCAGCGCGGGCAGCGGCGGAGGCAGCGTGGGATGCAGCGGAGGCAGCGGAGGCAGCGGCGCGGGAAGCGAGGCGGGCGGCGCGGGCAGCGGAGGCAGCGTGGGCAGCGATTCGGGAGGTGCAGCCATGAGCGACAAACTGAACGAGATGTGGGCTGCGCTGGCCGAGCACCAGCCTGCGTCAACGTATGCAGAGGCGTGGGCGCGAATGCTTACAGAGCGGACGGAGGATGCGGCGGAGCGGGCAGCGCGAGCAGCGCAAGAAGTCGAGGGGCCAGAGGCGGAGGCAGCAGCGCGGGCAGCGCGGGAAGCGCGGGCAGCGGTAGTGCGGGCAACGTGGGCAGCGTGGGATGCAGCGCGGGCAGCGGCGGGGGCGGCGGAGGCAGCTCAGCGAGCCATTGACGCGATCCGGGAGGTGCAGACATGACACGCGACGAGATCGCGCAGACGATGCACGACACTGCCGGGGCGGACTGGGGAACTGAGGCGCACTTTCAGAGGTTCGCCGCCCTTGTTTTCACCGCCGAACTGCGCCGGTTGCACAACGTAAACGCGGCACTGCTGTGGGCGTTACAGCAGATCGCGGACGAGACCTACGACGTGTGGACGAACGGCGCGAAAGCGCAGCGAATCGCAGAGCGGGCGATTAAGGAGGCGCAGACATGACACGCGATGAAATCGACACGCTTTGGAATCAGGCGTTGCAAGAGACGGTGAAAGCTCACGAACCGTTTACCCGCTACCGCTTCGCCGCCCTTGTCGCCGCGCATGAGCGCGAGGCTATAGCAAAGAAGTTTGACGGACCCGTTTGGTCCTATGATTATCGCGAGATTGCCGCAGCGATCCGTGCGAGGGGCAAGACATGACACGCGACGACATCATCCGCATGGCGTGGGAGGCTTGCGACGTTGACACGATTGGCGCATGGAGCAACGGATTCTGGACAATCACGCAGGAAGAACTCGAACGCTTCGCCGCCCTTGTCGCCGCAGCAGAGCGTGAGAAAGACGCACAGGTGTGCGAGTCGATCACATGGTCAGACGAGGCGAAGTTTTTCGCCAAAGCTATTCGGGAGAGGAGTGAGACATGAGCATAATTACGCCGAGGCAGATGAGCGAGTACGTCCTGCAAACCATGCGAGACTGCGTGGCAAAGGAGTTCTCTGAATTGACCGACGAAGAACGAGAGTTGAAGACAGCAGAGCTACTGAGAATTGCAGTCAATCTCCGGGTGAAGGAGGGGGAAAATGACTGACATCATCAGTGCTTTGGAAGATGCGTATTTCACGCGGGGCGGCGAGGTGCTGCGGCGTGCGATCTTTGAGATCGCCAAGCGCGACCGTGAGATCGCTGCCCTGCAAGCGAAGATCCTGATCCTGGAGGCGCGCAGTGTCAAAACTGTGGATTGATTTCGAGACCCGCAGTCACTGTGACCTCCCGTCGCGCGGCGTCTACAACTACGCGATGCACGCCACCACCGAGGTGCTGTGTATGTCCTACGCCTTCGATGACGAGGACGTGCGTACCTGGACGCCGCTTCATCCGTTCCCCGAGCGCGTCGCGAACTTCGTTGGGCAGATCCGCGCGCACAATGCCGCTTTTGAGCGGTTGATCTTCAAGCATGTGCTGGGGATGGACTTCGCGCTGGAGCAGTTCTACTGCACCGCGACGCAAGCCCGCGCCAATTGCGCGCCAGGCAGTCTGGAGGATGTGGGTCGTTTTGCGGGCGCCGGGATGCGGAAGGATCACAAAGGCAAGGCGCTGGTCCGCAAGTTCTGCGTGCCGCCCTTCAGCGAGGACGACCCCAGCGAACTGATCGCCTACTGCGAGCAGGATGTGCGCGCCATGCGCGCCATCAGTCAGTCGCTGCGCGAACTGTCGCCCGAGGAACTGAGTGATTACCACATCAACGAGCGCATCAATGACCGTGGCGTCAAGGTCGATGTGGACCTCGCCCGTGCCGCGATGCGCTACGCCGCGACCGAGAGCGCCGAGATCGAGGCGCATGTGCTGGCGATCACCGGGGGCGCCGTGCCGACCGTGCGCTCGCCCCGGATGCGCGAATGGGTGCTGGCCCGCCTGACCCCGGAACAACTGGAGCTCGCCGTCAAGGACGACAAGCCGAGTATGGACAAGACCGTGCGCGCTAACCTGCTGGCCTGCGATGACCTTGACCTTGATGTGCGCGAGGTCGTGCAGTCGGCAGACGATCTGTGGGCGTCGAGCGTCGCCAAGTTCTCACGCATGGTTGACCTGGCGGGGCCGGATGACCGCGTGCGCGGCGCGTTCGTGTTCGCGGGCGGCTCCGCGACTGGACGGGCATCCAGCTACGGCTTGCAGGTCCACAACTTCACCCGCAAGTGCGCCAAAGACCCCGAGGCCGTGCGCCAGTCGATGGTGCGCGGGCATGAGATCGTGCCCAAGCACGGCAAGCGCACGACCGATGTGCTGCGCGGGATGCTGCGCCCCGCGATGATCGGCGACTTCACCGTGGCCGACTGGAGCGCGATTGAAGCGCGGGTGAACCCGTGGCTGTCGAATCACCCGGCGGCTGAGTCGGTGCTGGATACGTTCCGCCGAGGTGATGACATCTATGTCCGCGAGGCTCGCGCGATCTTCCGCACCGAGGACATTGACGATGAGCAGCGGCAGATCGGTAAGGTCGCCATCCTCGCCTGTGGGTTCGGCGGGTCGGTCGGCGCGTTCGCGGCGATGGGCCGCGCCTACGGCATTTCGCTTCCCGAGTCGCAAGCTCGTACGATTGTCGATGCCTGGCGTCGCGCCAACCCGTGGGCGGTGCGGTTCTGGAGCCAGCTTGAGGAAGCCGCCACGGTCGCCCTGCGCCGCCCCGGCACCGAGGTGACGGCGGGCCGGATAACCTACCTAAGCGACGGCACACACCTCTGGTACATGCTGCCGAGCGGGCGTATTCTTTGCTACCCCTACGCCCGTTTTGACGAGGACGGCATCACCTACGCTCGCGCATCATGGAAGCCTCGCGCCGATGCCGCCGAGTGGCCGCGCGCCCGCTTGTGGAAAGGTCTGCTATGCGAAAACGTCGTGCAGGCGACCGCCGCCGACCTGCTGCGCCACGCGCTGCGCGGGCTGGATGGCGTCGTGTTGCATGTCCACGATGAGATTGTGGTTGAAGGCGATTGCGACCTCGCCGCCGTTATGTGCCGAGCGCCCGAATGGGCGACCGGACTTCCCCTCAAGGCTACCGTCAAAAAAATGACGAGGTACGGAAAATGAATTTTCTTGATTGGTTTGCCAAACTGGCGCCGCAAGGCGAGACCGCGCTGATTGTCCGGCAAAAGCCCAAGCTTGCCGATGGCGAGATCCAGCAGCACGCCGACGGGACGCTGAAATGCACCTGGCCTGCGTTCCTCGCCTCGCGCGGCACGGCACCGGGCCAAGCGTGGTACGGCAACACCGGCAGCTTCATTATTGAACGGTTTGACGAGGGCCGGGTGTCGGCCAGCGCCGCCAATTGCGAGTACGCGCTCGTGTTGGTGCTGGATGACGTCGGCACGAAATCCAAAGCGCCGCCGCTTGCGCCGACCTGGCGCATGGAAACGAGTCCCGGAAACGAACAGTGGGGCTATGCCTTCCGAGAGCAGCCGACAAAAGCCGAATTCACCGCCGCCATGCGCGCGATCGCCGATGCCGGATTCACTGATCCCGGCGCGCTCAATGCCGTCCGCAATTTCCGCCTGCCGGGGTCAATCAATTTGAAACCCGGCAAGGCCAACTGGGCGTCGGTGCTGGTCGAGTTCGACCCGACTCGCGAGTTCACGTTACCCGAAATCTGCACCGCGCTGGGCGTCTTGCCTGCCGAGCCGAGCGCGCCCCTGCGGCCCCTGCGGCTTGCGGACGATAACGCCGACGATGTGATGATCTGGCTGTCCGAGCACGGCTATCTGCTGTCCCAAACGAACGCAGAGGGCTGGTGCGGCGTCGTCTGCCCTAACCATGCCGAGCATTCGGACGGGTCGGTCGAGGGCAGGTACATGCCGGCCACGCGCTCGTTCTGTTGCTGGCACGGGCATTGCGAGGACTGGCGCAGCACCGCGTTCCTCACCTGGGTCGCCGATGCGGGCGGGCCGCGTCACGCAACCGGCCTGCGGGACACGCTGCTCGCCGAGCGCATGGCGATGACGCTGAAACAGATCACGCCGACTGAGGCGTTTCCCGATGCCGCGCAGAAGGTCATCGAGGAAGTCAACGCGCGCGAGCTTGGCCGGCTGGAGCAAAGCGACTGGGCGGCCCGGTTCGCTTATGTCGAGGTCGATGATTCGTATTTCGATATTCTGGAGCGCCGGGAAGTGTCGCGACGGACGTTCAACGCGCTGTTCCGGCACATTGATTGCCGGTCGATCCATGGCAAGCGCCCGCGCGTCGAGGCGTCGGTCTCGTTCGACGAGAACCGCCAGGCTCGCGGCGCCCGCAGCATTGCCGGGGTCACCTACGCCGCTGGCGAGACTGAACTGGTCGCCCGCAACGGGCTGGTATACGGCAACCGCTGGCGCAATGCCCGTCCCGAGGTCGCGCCTGGCGGCGCCCCGCTGCCGTGGCTCGCACATGTCGAAACTCTGATTCCAAACGTGGATGAGCGAAACCATGTGCTCGATGTGATGGCCTATAAAGTCCAGCATCCTGAGGTCAAAATTAACCATGCAATTTTGCATGGCGGTTTGCAGGGATGCGGGAAGGATACGCTGTACGCTCCGTTTATATGGGCAGTGTGCGGTCCAGGTAACGCGAACAAGGGCTTGCTGGACAACGACACCATATCAAGCTCATGGGGCTACGCGCTGGAAAGCGAAATTCTGATCCTGAACGAATTAAAGGAACCGGAGGCTCGCGAGCGCCGTGCGCTCGCCAACCGGCTCAAGCCGATCATCGCGGCGCCTCCGGAATTGTTGTCCGTCAATCGCAAGAATCTGCACCCGTATGACATGCTGAACCGCATGCTGGTTCTGGCGTACACCAATGATCCCATGCCGATCAGCCTGGACACGCAAGATAGGCGCTGGTTCTGTCTGTGGTCCCACGCGCCACGCATGGACGGGGACGCACTGTGGACCTGGTATCGGTCCGGGGGCTTTGAAGAATGCGCGTCGTGGCTATATGCGCGCGACGTGTCCGCATTCAATCCGGCTGCCGCGCCGCCCGTGACCGACTGGAAATTAAACCTGGTCGAACATTCAATGTCTGCGCAGGAGTCTACGCTCGTGGACATGATCCGCGCGCGGGCTGGCGTGTTCCGGGCTGGCGTGATTGGCTCGCCTTGGCAAGCGATTGCCGAAACCCTCAGCGCGCAATCAAGCGTGCGGTTCCATCAAGCGCATGTGCTACACGCGCTGGCTGAGGCTGGGTGGCGGGACTGTGGGAGAGTCAAAGCGGCTGGCGCGAACGCAAAGCACGTTTTCTGCGCGCCGGAATTCTGGGGACTCTCCGCCAGCGAGTTGCGTCGCCTGGCGGAGAGTCCCGTCACGCTGTCAATCGTCAAAAGCGGCCAAAAGTAGGGCTACACAGAGTGCGGTGCAGACTGTGAGCACAGCTCATCTTCCAGCAATTTGATGTACCGCACGGCATCGCGCACTAGTTCGCCGATCGGCAAATATTCGTTCTCGCCTACCGCGACGATCATATCTTCCGGGATAGATTCAAGACGGATCATTAGGTTCTGCACCTTCGCGCTCCTGTTTCAGAATTGCAGTGTATGCGGCGTCGTCTATCTCGCCAGACAGGTCACTGTGCAAGAGAAAATTAGCGTTCTTTCCCTCACACTCAAGCTCGTGTGTCTCAAAATAGCCGCCCTCCGGCGGCTCCCAGTATCTGCCTGGTATCAGCGGTTCGAAGTCGCCATATGCCGTCAACGTGAGACCGCGCCATTCAAACGTGATCATAGCGGTACCTTACGTCGTGCCAGCCGTCCGGCTGGTCGGCCAACAGCTCTGCGATAGCTTCGGTCGCTTCGGCTGGCGTAAGAATCACGCCCGCGAAACGGCCAACGTGCGCTTCGTCGCAGCCTAAGTACTGGTCGCCTCTATATGCGCTAATCATTTCCTGTCCCTCATGAAGTTACCTCTGATTTTCCGCGTGTGCCATTCCGGGCGCCCGACGTGCGGATCGAACCGCGCGCGGCGCCGCAACCAATCGATGATGCCTAGCACGGCGCCAGACGCGACCAGGCACACACAGTAGAGAACTAAAATATCGTCCATCATGCCCCTAACTCCTGGTTGCAGTGGGCGCACGTTTCGGGCGATTCCCATTCTCCCGAATTCGTGATTCCGACACATTGCCAGCCATCACGCGCGGCCTGTTTAGTTGACGCGAAAATCTGCCGGTAGTTTGAGCGCACGCATGGCGTACAGACCAGCTCGCCATCACTCATGACGGCAGCCCACACATATCCACCATGCGTCTTGTAGCGAGCTAACGCTCGTAACGGCGCCATCATGATGCCAGCCATTCATCAAAAGACTTGGCCGGAATCCCCAGGTCTTTGCATGCCTGAACATAGACGTCATAGCGGTCCTGTAGCGTTTCGCGTCGGCCACGCAACAATCGGTGGATCGTTTTGCCACCCTTCGCTTTTTCTCGCGCTATCTGTCTGTCTACGGCAACTTTGTTGTACATGTTCGTTTCCTCTTGTCGTGCTGATATCCCGATGCGGCCCGTGCTGTCCGGGCCGCATGAGGTTACCTTGCAACTGCTTCCGCTTTCCTGGCGCCGCTACCGTGCGCCGGAAACCCAATGATGATGCCGTTTCGATCCCGACGCGCGCAAAGCTGGCATGACGCACACGTTACGTCGTCGCGCGTTTCAGCCGGGCAGATGACCACGCGTCGCCCGTCGGGCGTGAGTGTGTTGGACGCATCGCGCGGCATGACCACAACTACAGGCCCGATATCCAGTTCGGACAGTTCGTCCGCATGGGACAAATTGTTAGCGGACAAGTTGATCGTAAAACCGTCCTGATTCGCTTCCCGTATGACGCGCCTGTTATGCGTTGCCTTGACGCTATCGCCCGTAACAGTCTTATGCGTGTACGTAAACCCGCGTTTGCCCGCGTTCGCGTTCACAAGCATGGCCAGTCGAGCCGCATCAATGCTCGCGCCCGTGCCTGGCAAATCGCCCGCTTGATTGTGGCGCCAGAGGGTATTAAGCGGCATTGCCGCAATCACGGCGACGAACGATTCCCAATCGATACCGCGTTCGCCATTGGTGACCTTGCGCCAATGCAACGCCAGCGGGCCGGATTCCGCATAGCAGCCCGAACCCATGAAAGGGCAGGACGGATCGCATGATTCCTGGCTGGTAGTCGTGACGGGAATCGGGCCAGTCTTCGCATTTGAAGAACGCATGGTGATATGGAATTTCATCAGCAATCGTCTCCGTATGATGCGGGCAGGTACCCGCAAGTGTCCGAGTAGATCGGCAGGGGCGGCGCGCCGGGGGCGGGCATCTGCCCGCCACGCCCCGTCACGCATGGCCCAACGTGCTGGCACCATTCCGCGAGGTGCTCCCGGTGCGCCACGCGCGCGTCTTCGTCCATGTCGTGCGGCACGGTCGCGCAGCCGGTCAAGAGAATCAGAGGCAATAGGAATTTCATTTCACGTTACCTTCGTTTGGTGGGTATCCCGATGCGCCGCCGGTAGGCGACGCATGAGGCTAACCGCCGATGCCAGCAGCGTCCGTCAACCAATCTTCAGCGCCGTCGTGCTCTACCGCGCAGTCATGCAACGCGGAAATTTCAACCAACGTGTACCCACGCTGTTCCGGCGTGAGCTGGCTTTTGAGGTGCCCGATTAGCGACTGAGCGATGATGTGACAATTCTCCGTGACCTCTTCCGGCCGACCGTCGCGACCGTCTACGTCCTGAGCCATGCAAGCCAGCTCTACGGCCATGTCATCGTAGGACATGCCAGCCGTCGGCACCTCCAGCGCTTCCAACGCGTAGGCGAGCGCATACGCTTGGACGTATGCCGTCTCTACGTCACCCGTGGCTGCGTCGGCTGCTGCGTCGGCTGCGGCACGGGCTGCGTCTGCAAGTGTGTCTGTGATCATGTTCTGTGTGCTCCGGGTTACGAATTGCGGATATCGTCGGACAGTTGCTCAAGGTGCGCCGCTACGAAACGCTCCCATTCATCAGTTCGGGATACCGAGTAGCCTTCCTTGCGAGCGTCGTCCTGAAGGTCAGAAAAGTAGACCTTGAAGGTCTGCCGCAAGGCTTTGTATTCGGGGCTTCGCTTGTTCATGTTCGTTCGCTCCGTGTCTGTGTGTGGGATGGGCGCCCCGTAGGCGGGGCGCCGCTAGCGTTAGATCCAGCTGCCGTTGACGCGCGTCAGGTGCGCGGCCAACTGGTACTGCGCGATGGCCGCGTCAATGGTTGCCTTCGTGCTGTTTCGCATGGCCGCGCGATGCAACGCTGCCAGCCCGCGCGCGGCATAGTCAGGGTGTGACTTGGCGACCGTAACCAGCTTCGTGAATTCCCGCGTTTCTGACTTGTTCATGTTCGCTCCGTGTATGTGTCCGACGGGGTAAGATTAGCACGTCTGTCAGACTGTGCAACACCTTTCGACATGATGACCACGGTGCGGATTCCCATGGTTTGCCGCATGCGTGGCCATGATTTGCGGCCGCAAAATCAATGGCTTAGACCCTAAATTCCTATATTCCTATGGTTTTGTTAGCTAGTAGAAAAAGGAAAATTTATATATATACTGTATATCCGTACAGCTTCCCTTGGAGCGCGGCGTCTGCACCATCTTGGTGCGTGTCTCCCCGCATGACTTTTTTTCCCATGGGAATATGGGAATAATGGGAATAATTGGCCAGCCAGCCAGCCAGCCAGCAGCCCGACAGACCGCAAACCCGGTTCAGCGACCAAATGGCCATGGGAATCTTGGGAATTCCGGTTCAGCGACCAAATGGCCATGGGAATCATGGGAATCGTGGCCATGCCGCGCGCCACTAGCCTGCGCGCCTACGCCCCCATGCCGCGCGCCCCCATGCCGGGCACCAGGCTGTTACGTTATAGCGTACCATAGTATGTAATAACGTAACGAGGGTGGGGGGGGGAGGGCCTTGGCATCGGGCCATCAGCGGTACAGCCCCCAAGCACAATTTTTTTTGGTAATCTACCAAACATGTTCAAATCACTTCCTTTGACAGTGCGCGAAGTGCGCGCGACCGAAGCGAACCTTGAGCGCATCTATGCCTCGGCCACCTTGGGGCTGAAAGGGGACTCGCTGGCGCTGGCCTCCGGGTTCCTGCCCGTCGAGTACCGCAGGCTGAAGGAACTGGACCCGCTGGCGGAGATGGCCGAACTGAAGGGGCGCGCTGACGGCGAGCGCCGGTTGTCGAACGTGCTGCACGAAGCCGCCAACAACGGCGACGCCAAGATGGCGCTGGAGATCCTGAAGCACCAGCACGGCTGGGTCGCCAAGCAACAAGTGCAGATCGACGTATCGCAGCAGATCAGCGTCATCACGGCGCTGGAGCAAGCGCAAGGGCGACTAATAGAGCATACCTATGCCGACTAACCGAATTGCGCCTAACAATTACAACGCGCTCTATAACAGCGTGCCTGACCCTACTGCGCGCACGCCAGAATACGCACCTCCGCTTGGCATACGACAGCAGCTAGAAAACGTATCGGCGGGGCTTGGGCGCGGCGCCGTTACGCAACTGCAAGATGTGCAGGCGCTGGTGTCAGACCCGCGTGCGTATGCCACTAACACGCTGCGCGGAATGCGCGAGTTGATGCGTAACCCTGCGCTGATCGGCAACGTCCTGCGCGACACTGCGCGCCGCGCCAAGAGCGGCCCGCTGGGGTTTGGCGAAGTTGCGGGCGAGATGCTGCCGCTGCGGCCTGGTGGGCGAGCGCCCGACATGCTCAACGTAGATAAAAAATTTCCGCCTATATCGCCAGAACGCGCAAACGCCATGAAACTTGACTTGTGGAAAATGGCACGCGAAAACAAAATTACTTACGATGAACTTTTTGCTAGGTTAAAGCCGTTAGAAGACATTACTTATAACGCTGAAAGAGCAAAAACTATGTTAAATACCGCTCGCCCGGTATTTGAAAACATGTCGGTTATTCCTGTAGGCACCAAAATCAAGTTTCAACACGGGTTTAATGAGGACATACGCGAAGGCGTAGTCGTAGGCACGCATGTGCTTCAGAACAAGACCGCCGGCACCGCGCGAGCGCCTATTGTTAGGCTGCCAAACGGACGCGAAATTAGGTTAGCCCCACACAACATTAAAGAAGTCTACGCACCGCGTTCGATTAACACGCCCGATACTGACTAATGCAGAAACCAATCTACTCCGCTGAGGACGAGCAGGCGCTGATGGCGCGCCTGTGGTCGCCGAAGATCGCGGACGACCCGGAAGCGTTTGTGCTGTTCTCGTTCCCGTGGGGTCAGCCCAACACCCCGCTGGCGAAGTTCAAAGGGCCGCGCAAGTGGCAACGGGACGTCCTGCGGAGCGTGGCTCAGCACATCGCCAAGAACAAGGGCCAGGTGGACATGCAGGCGCTGCGCGAGGCGGTCGCCTCGGGACGCGGCATCGGGAAGTCGGCGCTGGTGGCGTGGCTGATCCTGTGGTTCCTCACGACGCGCATCGGCGGGACGGTGATCGTCAGCGCCAACAGCGAGGCGCAGCTACGCTCGGTGACCTGGGGCGAACTGGCCAAGTGGTCCACGATGATCCTGAACGCGCACTGGTGGGAGATCTCGGCGACCAAGCTGACGCCGGCGCAGTGGCTGACGGACATCGTGGAGCGCGACCTGAAGAAGGGAACGCGCTACTGGGCTGCGGAGGGGAAGCTCTGGAGCGAGGAGAACCCGGACTCGTATGCGGGCGCGCACAACCACGACGGCATGATGCTGGTGTTCGATGAGGCCTCCGGTATCCCGGACGCCATCTGGTCGGTCGGGGCGGGTTTCTTCACGGAGAACGTGCTGCACCGGTACTGGTTCGCGTTCAGCAACCCGCGACGCAATCAGGGGTACTTCTACGAGTGCTTCAACGCCAAACGGGACTTCTGGAACACCCGAAACATCGACGCCCGCACCGTCGAGGACACGGACAAGAACATCTATGAGCAGATCATCGCCGAACACGGCGAGGACAGCCCGCAGGCGCGCATGGAGGTGTACGGGGAGTTCCCGGCGGCAGGGGACGATCAGTTCATCAACCCGCAACTGGTCGATGACGCGATGAAGCGGCCCTCATATAAGGATGAGAACGCGGCCATCGTGCTGGGGATCGACCCGGCGCGCTCAGGGCTGGACTCGACCGTGCTGGCGGTGCGGCGGGGGCGGGACCTGATCGCGATCAAACGGTACCAGGGCGACGACACGATGACCACGGTGGGCCGGATCATCGAGGCGATTGAGGAGTACAAGCCCACCCTGACCGTAATAGACGAGGGCGGGCTGGGCTACGGCATCCTCGACCGGCTAAACGAGCAGCGGTACAAGGTCCGAGGGGTCAATTTCGGCTGGAAAGCCAAGAATCCGGTCGTCTACATGAACAAACGGGCCGAATTGTGGGGTTTGATGAAGGATTGGCTCAAAAATGCGTCAATTCCGACCGACAGACGGCTAAAATCGGACTTTACGGGGCCGCACCAGAAGCTGAATTCGTCCGGGGCCATCCAATTGGAGGCCAAAAAGGACATGCGGGCGCGTGGATTGGCCTCTCCAGACGCTGCGGATGCTATTGCGGTAACATTCGCGTATCCTGTAGCGTCTAGGCAGGCTACAGTCAAGGGTGCGCGGCGTGCGTATTCTGGACAAGTGGTCAATAGTTGGATGGGCAGTTGATGCACAAAGACCTGTTATCGGTCGCCCGTAAACGTCTGATGATGGCGATCTCGGCTCTGTCCGAGAGCCGCGAAGATCAGATGGATGACCTGCGCTTTGCCGCCGGCTCGCCCGACAATCAGTGGCAGTGGCCGGCTGACGTACTACAGACACGCGGGTCGATCCAGGGGCAGACGATCAACGCGCGCCCGTGCCTGACGATCAACAAGCTCCCCCAGCACATCAAGCAGGTCACCAATGACCAGCGTCAAAACCGCCCAGCGGGCAAAGTCATTCCTGTGGACGACGCCGCCGACATCGAAATGGCGGAAATACTGGACGGCATCGTCCGGCATATTGAGTACATGTCAGACGCCGATGTGGCCTACGACACCGCGTGCGAGAACCAGGTCACCTACGGGGAGGGGTACGTCCGCATCCTGACCGAGTACTGCGACGACAACACGTTCGATCAGGACATCCGCATCGCGCGCGTCCGCAACTCGTTCAGCGTGTACATGGACCCTACGGTTCAGGATCCGTGCGGGTCGGACGCCAAGTGGTGTTTCATCACGCAGGATGTGTTGAAGGACGACTTTGAGCGCATGTACCCGAAAGCGGCGCCCGTGTCGTCAATCCAGCAGGTAGGCATCGGGGATCAGTCTCTGAGCCAGTGGATTACGGAATCCACCGTCCGCATTGCGGAATACTTCTACATCGAGCAGGACAGCGAAACCCTGCACCAGTACCCCAACGGCGAGACGGCGTTCAAGGGATCGCCCGAAGCCAAGCAGATGGAAATGATGGGGATGACGCCTGTGCGGTCGCGCGAAGCGGACCGGCGCAAGGTGAAGTGGTGCAAGATTAACGGTTTTGAGGTGCTGGAGGAGAGCGACTGGGCGGGCAAGTGGATTCCCGTCGTGCGCGTGGTCGGCAACGAGTTTGAGGTCGATGGGCGCATTTACGTCAGCGGGCTGGTGCGAAACGCCAAGGACGCCCAGCGGATGTACAACTACTGGGTCAGCCAGGAAGCGGAAATGCTCGCGCTGGCGCCCAAAGCGCCGTTTATCGGCTACGGCGGGCAGTTTGAAGGGTACGAACACCAGTGGAAGACCGCCAATACGACCAACTGGCCGTATCTGGAGGTCAACCCGGACGTAACGGACGGCCAAGGCGCGGTGCTGCCGCTACCGGCGCGCTCGCAGCCTCCGATGGCCTCGTCTGGTCTGCTGAACGCGAAAGCAGGCGCCTCAGACGACATCAAATCGACCACCGGGCAGTACGACTCCTCGCTCGGGGCGACCAGCAACGAACGCTCGGGCAAAGCCATTTTGGCCCGCGAAAGACAGACGGACACGGGCACTTATCACTATGTGGATAACCTGGCCCGCGCCGTGCGCTATGTCACCCGTCAGATTGTGGATCTCATCCCGAAAATCTACGACACCCAGCGGGTGGCACGAATTGTCGGTCTTGATGGCGAGACAAGCGCCGTGCAGATCGACCCGTCTCAGCCGGTTCCGGTACGCCGAATACAGGACGAAAATGGCATCTTGATTGCCAAGATATACAACCCCGGCGTGGGTAAGTACGATGTTAGGGTCACTACCGGCCCGTCGTACATGACCAAGCGGCAGGAAGCCCTTGAGAGCATGGGCAACCTGTTGCAGGGCAATCCCGAACTGTGGGCTATTGCTGGCGACCTGTTCGTCAAGCACATGGACTGGCCTGGAGCGCAGGAGCTATCTCAACGCCTCGCCAAGACTATTGATCCTAAACTTACCGAGGACAATGACAAGTCGCCTGCGCTCCAGGCCGCTGAACAGCAGATGCAGGCGATGTCGCAGGAACTTGACCAGATGCACCAGATGCTCAAGGGCGTGCAGCAGTCGATGGAAGCCCAGGAACTGGAGATCAAGAAGTACGACGCCGAGACGAAGCGCATCAGCGCCACGCAGGCGGGCATGACCGAGGATCAGATTCAGGACATCATACGCGGCACACTGGCGGCGGCTATCGAGACCGGGGATTTGATTAGCGGCGACATGAACCGAGGCGAGGCGCTTTTATAAGAGTGGCTGCTGAACAGGTTAAAATTAAGCTGTTTAGAACGGTCTAACGTGAGCATTGAGGGTTTTCTATGAGCGGTGTCAAGATCAGCGATTTGCCGGATGGCACCGCAGCGGTAGGTACTGACCAGATCCCTATTGCTCGCACGGGCGTCACTTACCGCGTCCCAGCGTCCAGCTTAGGGGGCGGTGGCGTAACAGGCCCAACCGGGCCTACCGGCCCTGGCGGCGGCGCTACAGGCCCCACAGGCCCCACAGGCCCCACAGGACCGACTGGCGCTACCGGCCCGACTGGACCCACGGGCGCTGCTTCTACGGTCACTGGCCCTACAGGACCGGGTGGCGCTGATGGCCCGACTGGCCCGACTGGCCCGACTGGCCCGACTGGCCCGACTGGCCCGACTGGCCCCACGGGGCCGACTGGCGCTGCATCTACCGTTACCGGCCCCACCGGCCCGACCGGCCCTGCGGGCGGCGCGACCAACACGATTCTGACGCTTCCCATTGAAAGCGCGCTGTTTCCGACTTCCAACTACGCGCAGTTCGCCAGCTTCATGGGAACGAACTTCCCGATCAACACGCTGGCGTTTGACACGGGCACTTCGGAAACGGTGTACTTCCGGCTTATTGCGCGC